TATCTCACACACGCATGAAAAATAAAAAAGTTCACGCCTGTGTGGGCGTATGCAAAGGAGTTGCTATCCTTATACACACGAATGACCGCATAATGCCTACATTTTTTGAAAAACTAGCGGATTTTAGCGAGGGTACTGGGGGAAAAATAAAATTTGGTAGTGACGAATACCCCCACAGATTTTTCTACTAAATATTCGCCATTCGTTCAGCCATTCTGTTAGCTCTATTAGGTGTCTGTTTAGCCCACCTGCTGTCTAACATTTCTACTGACGCTTGTTTGTAATCTTTTTCTGATATAGCTTTAAGCATACCCTTAAATTTAGATACACCAAATTGACCCATTTGATAACACATTTCCACCACAAGATTTCTTGCAGTTTCATCTATGTCAGCAGGGCATTCTTTTAATACTTCATCTGCACCAGATACAGCTTTAGCAAAGTCTATATCAAATAACTTGTCCCACCCTTCTTTATCTTTGGGTGCTTCTTCACCTTCTAGCATCTTATGACCATAGCCACCTGTGAGATGACCTTCGGTACAATGATAAGTCTCCATTCGGAAACCTTCTTCTTTCTTAATCGCTTCTTTAGTATGTTCTATATCCATCTTTGTTTTCCTTGTTTTCTTCCTATTGAATGTTCCATAAATTTTTCTAATTCTTTATCCAACAATTCTTCCTTGTGTTGATTGTAAGATAAGGTTTGGTCTCTATCTAATCTGTCCACCCAGTATTTAGCCGCCATTGCAAGTGCGTCTATGGCATCATCATGCCTTAAACTACCCTTGTCTCTAGTCAGTCTTGTCATTTGTCTAAACAACTGATGGTCAGGTTCGTTCTTAAAGTCTTCGTGTATTAAGACATCATCTATAACTAACCTATGACTATTCATAAGTGGTTCTAGGGTGTCTATAATTCTTTTCTCTTTTTGTATATTGTGTCTTACTTCTTCTATTTCACATGGGTGTATCTTTGCCATGATAGGTTTTAACAACTGGGTTGCCATACCATCACCAAAGTTACTCTCTATGACCACATAGTTTACATTATGCTTTTTAGCAATATTAGATAATCTAGCCATAGTATTCTCTGAATATCCACCTTCAAGAGAACCTACAGAGGTTAAATAAAGCACTCCATGTAGCATTTTAAGCACCGCATACGCTGTTTTGTCCTCTCCACGACCACTAGGGTCAATAGACATAACTGTGCCTTCAAATTTAGTATATTCTTCAGACATCATTAATGGTGCTACCCAATAATCCCCTTTAAGTCCTACATTAGGAATATCAGGGTCTATATCTTTCATTTGCTGTGTGCCTGAAGCCCATTGTATCTTCGCAGGAGCTTCTTTCCATGTAGAGCTTCCACTAGCCACAATTAAGTCATTCAACTTTAAAGGGTATCTGTTTTGGTCAGACAAACTTGTGTCTAACATAAACTGTAAGTTAAAACCTGAACGACCATACGAAGATAATCTTTCCATAAGGTCTACTTCATCAAATCTATTAGGGTCTGTAGGCTTACCTTCGTCCCCTGTGATTATATCTGCAAGTTTATGTCCATAACTTATTCTTTGAGTTTTGTTAGGTACTAATGCAGTCCATATTTTTGTCTTAAACCCTCTTTCTTCTAATGTATTATATAGAGACATCTCATTTTGAGGTGTTCCCAAGAATATAATACGTCCAGTATTAGGTTTAATAATGGCATCAAATTCTTTGACTGTTTCTGATAGTCTATCACGCATTAACTGCGTTTGTGAGTTATTGGCACTCTCTACGTCATCTGCAATGATAATATCAGCCCTAGACCCTGTTAACTGCCCTGTAATACCCATAGATTTAACTGATGGTGCATGTGAGGCTTTTGCAGGTGCTACATCAAATGATACTTTTGAATGTCTTTGATTATCTCTAGGTATCAAGTGTTGTAACAAAGGCATTTCACTTATTAGTCTTTGTGTAAACGTAGAAAAGTCATCTGCTCTAGTTTTAGACGCAGAGACTACCAAAATATTTTTTTGAGGATTAAGTAATAACTGATGACAGACAAAAGCTGAAGTAATCCAAGATTTACCTACTCCTCTAAACGCTTCTATTACAAGTCTCTTATCTGTAGACTGTAAATAGTCAGCAATATCGTATTGTATAGGTGTTGGGTCTGGTAAGGTTAAATGTTTCCAACACAAATACAGGAAATTTTTAAAGTTATTAATTCTTTTGTCCATCATCAAATGGTACTGTATCTAAAATATTTTCTTCTTTTTTCTCTAAAGGTTCGGAACTGTAAGTTTTACAAACTTCTAAACAAACTTTCATTTCTGAAGCTGTTAGTTCATCTCCTGATTTTAGCTTTTTATAAGCATGAGTTACTAATAATTGTGGTAACTCTTTTATAATTGTACCTAATTCTGGTTTAACGACCTTGTCCTCTGTATTTCTTTTTGTCGTTTCGTTTATTTGGAGACTTTGAGTGTCTTCCTTTTCGTTTTCTGGGTTTTTCTCTAACATAATTATTTTCTCCCCACTTCGGTGCTTTAGCCACTGTGTTATTCTAATATTAATTTTTTGATAGTTATTGAACCATCTATATTTGTTTCTAATTCTGCTTTTGATTTAATACATTTATATTCAACATGGCTTTTTGCATCACGTTGAGCCACTCTTTTTCCCTTCAAGCATTCTGACATTGAAGGTTGTATTCTATGTTCTTTAATTTCATTATTTACGAACATTAAAAGTGCTATTACAATTTCCATTTAATTATTATAAGAATAACCTGTTGTGTTATTTCCTTTCTCTAAAATTTTAAATAAGTTTTTATGCTGTTCCATAATTTTCTCGTCTTTATCTAACATTAATTCCATCTTATCTTGTAGTTTTTCTACATGTCTTTCTAATTTAGAAACTTTATCTAACTGAACAGCTTGTGTTGTAGATAAATCAAATGTTCTAGTGAGTGTCCACCCTGCCAATGCTAATAGTATTCCTACTAACAATGTCATTAATTTTTCAACCATGATTTCCATTTCCATTAGCTCTAACTTTATCTTTTAAATCTTCAATATCATTTAAAGCCTTTTCTAATTGCTTTGTTACAAATTCTATATTGACTTTATTGTGCATCATATCTTCAATTCTTAATTCAATTTTCTCTACAGTTTTATAAAGTTCTTCCAACAACATGAATTGCTCTTGGTCAGTTGGTAATTGTTGGCTTTTCTTTAATAAATCAGCTTCAAATAATTCTCTTGATGTCTCTAAACTTGTGAGCCTAGTAGTTAATTCTGTATACGCAAAAATTCCCATAGCTACTGCCGCTAGTATTGCCAAAAGATTTCTCATTGGCATAGAAATAGCTGTGTTATCAGATATTTTCATTTACACTTACACTTGCCTTTACATTTACATTTTTTTCTAGGAAAGAAAATTGCATCTATGCAATCAGCAATATCATCTATTAAACCAAAAAATTTTAATAAAACTCTATCTATCATTTCTTTTTCAACTTATTCATAGTAGTTACACCAAATGATGCACCAACTATTGTTAGAATAATGTACCAAAACATAGGGTCAGCATTTTGTAATATTGTCCAACCACGTTCCATTGTGTCTTGGAAGTATGGTACGAAATGAAGTCCCATTAAAATTGTGAAAAATAAACATAACCATTCATCTTTCCACGAGTGTTCTTGTTGTTTAATTTGTTCTATTGAGATTTGTGAAGCCGCATCTAATTCTTTTTCTCTTACAATTTTATCTTTTTGTAATTTATGCTGAATAGCACCAAATGTTTTTTCTGCTATTATCTTCGTAAGGGGATTTTTTAGTAAAGCAAACCACATGTTACATTACCCATAAAAATGCTGACCAGATTACAAAAGCTACAAAAAGTTTTTTATCTGTATTTAGCCAATATATCTTTGCTTTATCTTTCCAAGTCTTTAATGAATATCCATATATTATCATATTTGTTCTCCTATTTGTTTACAGTGCATTTCTAAAAAAATACCTCTGTTCTTAAATTCTTCATCTACCGAAGTAGCTATATTTTTTATTGTGTTTAAACACATTTGCTTATTATCAACTGGTTTAGTTAAAGGTATGTCTCCTGTAAGACATAAGTTTTGACCATGTACTGCCATTACACAAAGTATTGCAGTTATTTTAAACATTTCATCTATATTGAAACCAACCAATAAGAGCCACAACTATTGAACCTAAAAATATTAATACACTTATTGCACCTTTACCTTTAGAAACATCATTACGAAGTGACTTAACTTCTACTTTCAATTCATCAATAGCTTTAAATAAAGTTTTCATTCTTTCAGCACATACTTTTTCATGTGAAGATAAACGTAATCCAACTCTTTCGGTTAAAACCGATTGAGTTAATTTTTTTCTTGCCATTGTTTTTAATAAAAGTTTATTACTCCTCTAATACATAGAAGTACAAAACATACTTCCATTATTGCTCTAGGATAATCTCGGTCTTTAAAACCAAAATAAGCCCAAGCTAAAGTTGATATTGCAGATATTCCCCAACCTAAACTAAATAAAGTAACATTAGTGTTGGTTAATAACCATGTGCCTAGCATAGTGGTCGCAAAGGCAATCCATCTTACCATAGACACTCTCCATAATAATTTTATCAGTAATTAGTGATTAGTAGTTTAATTTCTGTTAATAACCAAATCTAGTAGCATATCTATCATAAATAGAATCACTTAATGCTTGTGAAATAACTCCATCATACCACCAAGCTACTCCTATTGTATGATTAGATGAGTTGTCATCATAAGGGTCACCAAATATTCCAAATTGACCTGCACTATGTCCATTAATAGTACCACCACCTGAAGCAAGTGAAGTTTCAAAAGTAGATTTATTAAGTGATGTCGTAACCTCACCATTTGAAGCAATACGAATTACAAAATACCAAAAATCACTAGCATAACCACTTACTCCTGTTATGTAATTAGCCATATCAGAACTATTGTATTTACTTGTAGTCCAAGTGTCTGTACTGCTTACATCTTTACCAAAATTAAAGTTATAAGCTGTTCCACTAATACCATCTCTTACAAAGAAGTGATTATTTGTTGAAGTATCTCCATAATAAATAACTCCTTTATTGGTATTACCATCTAGTTTAACCCAACAACCCATTGAGATTTCACTTTTTGAACCTATTAATCCTGATGCTCTAACATTTTGTGTAGAACTTCCTATAAGAACTCCACCATTTGCAGAATTGTAAGACGCATTACCAAGAGGTAAATCTTTATTTCTGCTAGTTAAATCTTGTAAAGTTGATGTGCCGTCATAAGATTTGCCTGAAGCAAAATCAAAGTAAGCCAAAGTGTTTGCGTGATTTTCTAACCTAGCTTGTGTTATATAACTGAATGACCTATCAACAGTTTTACCATTTGCTGTTGCTCTTAAATCAAAACTATTTGTTGTATCTGAAGTAACATCTGTTGGGTCACCTGAAATAACACCTGTAGAACTATTTAAAGATAAACCTGCTAAAGAACCTGATTGTAAAGAATAAGCTATTGTATCACTATTAGGGTCAGATGCGGCTACTGTAAAATGGTTTCCAGTTGCATTATCAAGAATTGAGCCTAAACTTCCTGCTGAAGTAGTCCAAGTTGGTGAAGTATCAACACTAATTAATCCTGAACCTGACATTCCTGATACTCCACTTGTAGAAGTAACTTTAACTTTATAAGGTTCTTGTGCATTTAAAAAACTTGCTTTTGGTGCTACTGCTGTTATTTGTGTAGTGCTATCTATTGTTGTTGATGTAGCATTAAAATTAGCTGATGAACCCACAAAAGAAGCTACTGCACCACTAGAAAAATTTGTTCCTGAAATTACAAAAGTTTGATTACCACCTGCTTGACTATCTACTTCTGAAACATCAACGCCTGTGACAGTTGGTGTTGGTTCTAAAGTTGAAAATTCACCTGCATTATTTCTACCTTCAAAATATCCAGTCGTAGTATTAAAACGCCATTGACCAGTAGTAGAACCTCGTTGTGCTGTTGTTCCTGTAGCTACTTTAGTACCCTCTGTACCAGTATCAGATATGTTTTCAAAAGACACATCAAGATTTGTTCCTGCTATCTTTCCATTTGATGTACTTAATAAGTTTGCTATATCTCTTGCTTTTGTCATATTTTACCTCGCATTATTTGGTGTATTATTATCACCTACTAAACTTTGTCCCCAAGCCATTGTTAAATAAGGTTGTCCACTAGAATTAGTTGGCCCTGAACTACCTGTTAAAATTTGAAAACCATTACTAAGAAAGTGCACTCTACTACCATTTGCATCTTCTGCTGAAGATAAGTTTGCATTTAAGTGAGCATTTTTTCCATTATAACCAAATCTTTTACTGTCATAGATTTCAATTTCATCGTCAGAGTTACTTCTACAAATAATGACAAATTGAGGTCTAAACCCTGTAAACGTAAATGGCCCTTCATTTGATTGTTGATTACCATTGTATTCTCCAAAATAAGAATAGCCAGTAACTTCTCCCCATACATAAGCTACATAAGTTGCACCATTTGTATTTACTCCACTATCATTTCCAATAGAAAATACTGAAGTTGTAGGTTCAGTATCATTAAAGTAAGCTGAAGATGTACCTGCACTTCTACTTGATGCTCTCCATTTAAGATGTTTTGTTGCACCTAACTTTTTGTGATACATAACTATATCGTCTGTAGAACTGGTACACTTGATAAGCATAAATGCAGGTTTTACTCCTAAGCCGTGTGCAATCGTAGCTCCACTTGTACCATTTCCTTGATATTTATAAATTCCAAATTTTGATGTAGTATTGATTGAATAAGCTGATGGAGTTATATCTCCACCTGATAATCCTGATGTTGTTCCTGCTTTCCAAGACCAACCAACATAAGTAGTAGATGCTTGATTAATTTTTCCATCATTACC